AAGTGATCCGCGACGTCTGCGTACTGCCTCTGCTTAGTACGGTAGTTGATGACGTCAGCTTCTAACATCGGCTCTGTGTGACTGGCATACTTGGACTCTAAGTTTCTCGCCACGAGCGATGCTGCCAGATAACAGAGGGCTCTATTGTCCTTCTCCGGCACAGTATTCTGCTGCGAACTGATATTGTGCATCCTCGTGTAGGACACACGGGCTGTCTCGCCGCTGGCGGGTGTCGTCTTTAACCTCAGCACCTGACCCGATGGCGTGTCATAGACGAACCATTGATCGGATTCGAGGTATTCCGGGTCCTGATACCCCTGCGGGTACTCGATACTTCTGACGCGGGAGAACTGTGTATCCCAGTCAGCAGGTAGCGCAAACTCATAAGTGCTACCGTCTCCTGCATAGTCCTTGACGCCGTTCACCCTCGGACATATCCGGGAGTAGAAACGGACAGCGTCTCCCAGTCGCTCTTCAACGGACCCAGCTGGTAACTCGTCCTCTACCTGAGGTACAAGCCTCTTGAGTTCCTCGACATACCCATGCAGATTTATCTGCGACATCAGCCTCAGCCTCCAGCGTAACTGTTTAAGGGGCGGGGCAAGCGCGGTGCTTACCCCACCCCTTAATATTTCTACTAGTCAGGAGCTGGCTTCATCGTCTGAGTCGTAGATGTCGAGCTACTAGTACTCGTCGAAGTCGTGGTCGATGTCGACGTTGACGTAGTAGTAGTTGATGTACTCGTCGATGTACTCGTGCTAGTCGTAGTTGATGTACTGGTAGACGTTGACGTTGATGTCGTCGTCGAAGTCGATGTCGACGTTGACGTGGACGTCGTCGTACTGGTAGAAGTCGAGATTGACGTCGTAGTCGTCGACGTGGACGTGGACGTGGACGTTGTCGTACTAGTACTGGTCGACGTAGACGTAGACGTAGACGTCGATGTGCTTGTACTGGTCGATGTTGAAGTAGATGTAGACGTTGACGTCGATGTACTCGTGCTCGTACTTGTCGACGTTGAGGTGCTTGTACTTGTGCTCGTCGACGTAGACGTTGAGGTTGACGTACTCGTACTCGTCGATGTCGAAGTCGATGTCGATGAACTCGTCGATGTACTCGTAGAGGTATTATCCCGCCATACACTTTGGTACTCAACGTAGCCGAAGAGAGCTGGCGATCCTGCACCGAGGTCTATCTCCTCGCGTTCTATAGCGAGCACCTCATCTGTCTCAAGCAGTCGTTGTCCAACCCATAGTGTAAAGTCAACGTGAGCTGTATCTGTGACTCCCGCGCCATAGTCCTTGTTAGCGAACTCGGTCGGGGTTCCGGTGGCGCCCATATCGAGCAGGTTTAGATTGAAAGTGTCAGCCGCTTGCCCGATGACATCATCGTCCCAGTATGCGACGACCCTCTTTACAATACAGTCGAACGGCGCCCGGAAGATGTTAAACGTCTGATCTCCCTCTTCACTGCCTTGCTCTGCGATAAAGAACTCATCCTGTTGCCAGCCAGTGAGGTCTTCTAATGTAGCCATAGAGTCCCCCCTTTAGGGCAGATCTTAAGCGCCTTCGTATTCAACGTAGCCGTGTATGATCGGCATGGCCTCACCAGCACCCTGTGCCACGTACTGTACCGAGAGTACAGTGCCGCTGGCGACATCATCGTATGCCGCAGGCTCGTAGATGAGGAAGCTGTCGAACTCCTGTGCCGCAGCGTTGCAGCTCTTGGTCTCCAGGACAGTTGCGCCAGTGCCATCCGTTCCCTTATCGTAGGTCAAGATCTGGGTATAATTGACGGCATTACCAGTCAGACCGCCTTCCCCAACGACAACCGCTACGTAGCGAACCTTAGCCTTAAACGGTGCGTGCCAGATAGGATATTCGTCTCCGAAGTTTATCACCGCTACAGCGGGAAGATCGAAGAAGTCTCTATGCGCACCAGGCTGATCGTGAATATCGATATAACCCATAGTGAAACCTCCTTGTGGTTTCTATGCGGGGGAGAATTGGTCTCTCCCCCGCAATGGTATAAACCTTATTGCATCGGTTCTTATCGCTCTTATTATCCGATGCTCGTGTACAGCCCCCTGTGGTCTAGGACGCCCGCGCCATACACGTGGCGAATCTTCCACACTACTTTGTCGGCGGTGAACGCGGAGCCAGTGTTCTCAGCTAAGGAGAATAGCTCTGGCTCTTCCTTGCCGTCCAGGAACCCGACTTCTATAGTTGGGCACAGGTTCGGATCAGCGATCATAAACCATCGATTGGCCGTAGTCCAGTAGTCCACTACAATAGGCTGATACTTACCCTTGTGTGGGTTGTTGACAACGACGTTGTTGGCGCCGTCAATGGTCGCCGGGACGTAGTTGGGGCTGTTGTACAAGTGATCGGCTAGAACCTCTAGTTCATTAGGAACAGCGATGTACTTCGGGCGAACGGCGAGGAACGTAGCGGTGGAAGAGAGCGCTGTCTGCGACCTCATTGCCAACACTGCGGCGGTGACGCCCGCCGTGCCAAGCGCGTCCGCGCCAGAGTTCCCGTGTCCTGCTACGAAGAGGTTTGTCGCGTCATAGGTGGTCGCCGTTGTCGTCCCATCCCGTAGGAAGTTGAAGATGAACTGGTACAGCGTGATTTTGGCTGCCAGTGCTAGCTTCTTCGGGATTTTCTTCAGAGCGCCGAGGTCGTCGTTGAGTGCGTCCTCCCAGTTCCAGGACTCCAGCCCACCACGCTTCGCCGGGGTGAAATTAGCTTCCACCTCACCAGGAGAAGTCAGCGGCTGGTAAGTACCCCCTGCAGCCACTGTCGGCAGTGTCCCGTAGTACCCCGTTCTCTCCCTCAGTTGCTGCTTGGTGTTGCCAAGCTCACTGATCTCGGAGACGATGAGCTTCCACTCGTCGTAGAGAGGAGTGCGATACTCAGCGACCAATCTCCTGTACATAGAGACGCCGAGAACACTCGTCCATGAGATCGCCTCCCTCAACTCTGCCTCTCGAAGATTAGGCTTCATCCACGAGGCGAAGTTAGCAGCTTCACCCAAGACACGTGACGTGTACTCAGACTTACCGATGTCATACGGTGTACCCGTGACCTTGTGGAAAGCTTCCTTGACGCTGTGGAAGCGCGGGACGTCGTTGACGTCTTTGCCGGCGAGCATACCTTCGACAGCGGACAGGAGCTGATCTACATTGTCTGCACCAGCCTTGATGGTTGGCATCCGTGGCTGCTCTCGCAAGACCTCTGCCCAGACCTTGACATTTTCAGCAATGTCGGCGACGACGGCGGCCTCGTCAAAAGCCTTCCCCTCGTAGCGGCTCCTGAGCTGCACCTTAACCTGGGGTGGCAACTCTGCCTTGCCGATGTTCTCGTCCAGGAAATGCCTGCGGTTGATAGCAACGAGCTTCTCCATTTCCTCCCGAAGGGAGGTGACCTCAGAGGTAACCTCAGATGTCATTTCTACTACTTCCTTCAGCGGGGCGGCCTCGGTAGGTGCGATGACAGGCTCCACGTCAGGAGTAACTTTGACCGGATCTGCCTCAACAAGCGGCGTCTCCGCAGCGGGAGCTTCCTCTTGCTCGAACAGATCGGGCCGGAGCTCCTTCAGCTCCTCCATTGTTAGATCGTTGATTGTTTTTTCCAATTCCTCTACCTCCTTTTGTGCTGAAGCAACAAGTGACCTCACACGCCCCCCCGCAGCACCCTTGCCTACTGCGTCGAGGTTGAATAAGTCATTGATCGCCTCTACATGATAATATAATTGACCATTAGTGTCTTTCAACACCCTTTGCTTGCCATCGCCCAGGATACTAAACTGGACGAGGTCAGGTTTCTGCCGCTCCCACGCTTCTTTCAAGAGCGCTGCGACAGGGCCACTTTTCAGTGCATGGTAGATGCCAACGACAGCACCAGTGTTGCCCTTGCCGCCAGCGGGGTCCCAACGAGCATCTGTCACCCACCCTGCCATCTTCGTGATGTCTCGCTCAAGACCGCTCTGCATCTCAGCTTGGGAAGGGTGATTAGCGTAGGAAGTTAAGCCCTCGAAAAGGCGAAGGGCTTTCTGTAGTACCTCCGGTGTATAATTCTTGCGATTGGCAGACATTCCCGCTTCAATGCACTCGATTTCCCACTCCAGGCCCTCAGAGCCCTCGACTGCTTCGATTAACCTCGCAGACTCAATCAGGTTGGGGACACCGCGAGAGACCTCGCTTTCCCACACCATCTCCTCCGACTTGTATAGCGCCTTCAGCTTTCTGAGCGCCTCCTGCTTGTCTGGCCCAGCGTAAGGCTTGCCGCCGCGATAGTTTGGATTGGTCAGCGCTCCCCTCGCGGCGCCCATCAAGTTATGATCTGGTGTACCATTTCGCTTCACCTGAAGGTGCCACGTAGAGGGCTTGGACGTATCCTCTACCACGAGGAAGTCGGAAGCAGGGTAGGGCTTACCGTCAACCATCTTCATTGCTTTCGCCATAGTCGCCTCCTAGTAGACATAAGTGGTAATGCAAGAGAACAAAAAAAGGGGACTGCTCTAAAAGCAGTCCCCCTGTTGGTCAAGTAGAACTTATTGTGTCCCTATTCAGATGTAACTGTGTGAAAATGGTAGCCCATCCTTGTTTAAGTTGCACAAAAGTGGAGCAGGCAAACCATCCTCACTGAATATTATACCATATTCTGCGCACTATGTCAAGTTCCAGTTTTGACGTCGAACCGTATATCACGCCGCTCAATATCAGCCATGACCGGGATACCGTCCTTGATGAGAACACCGGTAAGTTTACCCCAGCCGAGCGCACGGCAGTACTTAAGGAAATGAATATCTGCACCGCAGAGATTGATTCCTGATTTCACAAGGAGGTTCATTGTCTTCGTCAATTCGCCAGTTTTCAGATCAGGTGACATAGATGGCTACCTATAATGTAGTAGTGGTGCTGGTACTGCTAGTGGTGCTTGTGCTGGTAGAGGTGGTTGGTGATACCAGCTCCCATAAGTCTTTTGGCTTCACAGTGATGACGCACGGGTAGGTCTCTGTTTTGCCACCTACGAACGTCACTGTGATGAACGCATCTGCGTGGTAACATTGCTTTCCCTGCGTGTCAGCGGCGGTGGGCGCGTATGTTGCTGTATCAGTAGTGCCATCTACCGTCATTGCTGCTGCCGTGATAGAGAGGTAGGGGACGTCAAGGACAGCGGTGGCGTTCGCGAGGTCTACAGCAGTGCCGCCGCGCTTAAGTGAAAATGCCCAGTCAGCGGTGTTGCCTTCAAAGGTCTCAATTTCAATCATAGTTTATGTCCTTCCAGTGTTCCCACCAGCACTCGTAAACCCCCTCTACGGCTTCTGATATATCAAGCATGCCTGTTGCATTTCCGTCTGGTCTACAGTCCTTGTATAGCATGTCCTTATCAGCTCTTACTCTGTATGCCTTTCACAATGAACCCCGGCTTGCTCCTGAACGCAATGGCATCCCAACCCGCAGTCACATAATCTCTTGGCTCATGCTTCGCCAGCCCTTGCTGTCGTAACGGGGAGCCACAGTAGGGGCAGTATATGAGACCAACGGCGATGAACTCAGTAACGCAGTTAAAGCATTTATAATGGTAGATATTTAGGCCATTCATTAGGCTATATCTCCAATGGCAGTGCAATTCATCACGAGCAACTCCGACCTTACTCTGTAAACTCCTTTACAGCCTCCAGCTCCGGAAGCTCTCCCTCATCCATCAAAGCCTTATAGCTATAATAGGAATCTATCAACCATGGGGCTAAGAAACCTTCTCTCTGCCCAAGCGTTTTCACCTTCCGCCCAAGATTTTCGTAGTAGGACTTCACATCTCGCAGGCGCCGTTCGTACTGCCTATCAGCGTCTGCGAGATACTGTTCCTGCCAACGTTTCCTGTCCAAAAGAAGTTGCTCCTTCAAGCGATCTAGCCGTTCTCGTTGGTCTGTGTCCATCTGTCCACTCCCATCGAGAACAGCAAGCTCAATACCATCCTTGTCATCGGACACTAGGACATTTTCTTCGCCCACTTGATACTCGGTACCATCGTTAGCGACTGCTATTTCTCTATCTTCCATATCACTTACCTTTACCCCAAGTGGTGGATTATACACTTCTAGCACCTTCACGTTATAGGAGAAAGTGTTCTCTCCTACGTCCATGGGGGTAGACAACACAGCCTTAGCGTAGGCGACGCCGTCACATATGAGACTGACAGGCTCTAGTAAGGGCAACCCCACCTCCCCCACGTGATTGAAATGAGCGATCTTGCCAGCGATGACGCGGAGGATAGTAGGGAGGGAAAGAGTAAGGGCAAGTAAGGACTGCTCCTCCACACTGTTATCATTGTCATCATTGCTATCACCGTCCCCTGGCTTCCTCGTCATCGCCACTCCACATTGAGGACACTTGATCTCACTACACGGTGTCGCTGTGTCATGCTCCATTTTGTACCCACAGTCAGGGCAAACGCATGTACCTCCAGGGCCACCCGCTTCGGGGCCTCCCATGCGACCTAGCGTCTCTTGCTCCTCCGCGCTCGCCTCCCTCGTCATCTTAGTACCGCACTGAGGACACTTGATCTCGTAACATGGCTGTCCCGTGTTGTGCTCTAGCTTATAGCCACACTCAGGGCACACACAGGAGCCGCCTGGGCCACCTGCTTCCGGGCCTCCCATGCGACCTAGTGTCTCTGCCTCTGCCTGCCTGCTATGGTCAGCAATCCATTTCCTTGCATCCGCCATAGACCACTTATCTGTGTCAAAGAGATAAGTGTGGATTTTCTTCTCCTCTCCGCAATAGAGAGCTCGAACGCCCTGCTCCCTTGACAGATCAATCGTCGCTGTGATCTCACACTCTGCTACCGGGATCCTATGTATGCCACCTTTTGTCTCAGGCATCGGTTACCTCCTGACTCCTCTTTAGATTCCATGCTCCCATTCTCAAATTGCTTCTTCAAACATTTTCCAATAACCACACTACAAAAGACCGAATTTGTCAAATAGAATGGCAAGGTTTTTAAGTAATGAATAGTGGTGGTTGTCTGTCTAATTCCTCAAGGCGCTTTACAGCTATCTCACAATACTTTTCTGAAATCTCTATCCCTACCGCTTTTCTGCCTAATTTCTTGGCGGCGACAAGGGTTGTTCCGCTTCCCATAAATGGGTCAAAAACGGTATCAGATTTATTCGTATATGTCTTAATAAGATACTCCATAAGTGCTACTGGTTTTTGAGTGGGATGAAGTCCAACTTCCTTCTTAAATCTTTTTACACTGCCAGGCAACCTAAAAAGTGGGTCTCTATTTGCTTTTCCAGAAATCATTTTGCTATGTTCTGATTTCCTTTTATTATATTTACAGTTTTTTACAAACGCTTTTCCAGCCTCGCTTCTTTCTTGCATTATTGGATTATATGTTGGCTGTTTTGCATAGAATACAACAATGTTCTCATGTTCTTTAAAGGGTTGTTTTCTTGCCACCGCAAAATTACTTCCATAATTTTTCTCCCAAACCCATTCATACTTAAACCACTTCAAATTACTCATTACTAACTTACTGGTAAAAGGCTGAGAGGCAGTGAAGACATAAGCACAGCTATCTTTGCCGAGAGGTTTCAATATTTCCCATAGTTTATCAAGGTCGGGCATTGTGTCCCATTCACAGGCAGTAATACCATACGGCGGATCAGTCAGCACAAGGTCAAATCTCCAATCAGCAAACCGAGGCATTATTTCAAGGCAATCTCCATTGTATATCGCTATTCCATCCTCATAATAATAGGGTCCAATCTCCATCTTTCGATCCTTCAATTTCAGCAGTTACACACATTTCGTAATCTCTCACTGTGGCAAATATGCCTCGCTAAGAGCTATCAAGCGGAATCTTAGCCCTTTAATCACTGTTGGTTGAGAACATAATTTCAGGCATGAACGTACCCGTCCTCTCCAATAACGAACGCCTCCGACTGTTCAAGATCATACACTGGGTATCTAGTGCCATGAGCAATCAGTGTAGCATCATTGTCGATTCCATCCCTAATGATCCGCCCTAGCACCCGGTCTCGCTCATCACTATCAGACGACAGACGTCTGAGGTCATCGGTGTGGAACTCAAAGATAATCCCATGCTTCTCTACTCCACGTGTGAACCCAGGGTTCTCCTTCACCTGTCGCGCCTTGATAGAGCAGCCCTCCCAGTCTCGCAAGAAATCTTGATATGCATCAATTGTGTGCATTAACCACTCCCACTTGGGAAACAACTGTTTGCCGATTTCACAGATATGTTCTGCCCAGTGCTGCAGAACCATATCCCCTACTAAAACTTGCTCACTCATTACTTCTCCTCTCTATCCTCATCACCATGTGCAGCAGGTGGCTTCTTCCATCCATCAGTCCACTCACCCTCGTCTTTCGCCTCGTCCTCTCCCCTCATCGCCCTTACCTTCTCTACCATTCCCAGCCGTGTAAGCATGTCCTGGAATATCTCCGTAGAAGCATCCCTTGGCAGCCACCCTCTATCCTCTGCCTTCTCCATAGCACCGACGAATCTCAGTAGAGCGCCAGCGCTCCTCTGGAAGTCTCTCACGCCTAGACGTGGAGCCTGACATACGACATCGTATGTACCCTTCTTCGGCTTCACAAGGTCGCCCTTCGCCATTGCCTGCTGCAGAACGTAGTAGCCGATGTAGGCATAACACGATCTTACCTCCCATTGCCTCGTGGAGAGACCGCGAGAGACAGGGTCTAGCACCTCTCCCACTTCCTGGGCGCGACGGCGCGTGCCTCCCTCTCCTCCAAGCCCGCTCGCCAGCTTTAAGAAGTCGAGATACCAGGAGCCGTCCGCACCCACCCCGCTAGACCTGAAATCCGGCTGCACCAGATTGTACTCTACAAGCTCATTATGAGCGAACTGGGAGCCGGCGGCAGGCGGATCTCTGTGATCCTTCAGCCAATCGTCTATCTGCTCCTGTGTATACCCCGCCAGTGTTACCTCCCACCAGATAGCATCCCAGTTTGCTCTCTTGCCCAAGTAGTTATACGTGAAAGACTCCCAGGCGCGTAAGAAGTCTATGAGTGGCAATAACCGGGAGTATCCTCTGACGTCACTTCCCAAGTGTTGCATTCTGAAGTAGAAACAGTCACCTTGTAGAGAGCCAGACGTCGGGTCCCAGTCCACGACAGCATATCCTTGCTCTTCCTCTGGCTTGTCCCGCTCGCTTTTCAGTATGACCTTTGCGGGGCGACCAGGGACGCCATCTTTTTCCTTCACACTGTCGATTTCTCTCGGTGGGATGAACGTCAGTGCCACGAATCCGTCAGGGTGATCCTTCTTGAGATAGCAGAGTTCGCCATAGACGAAGTATTCCATGATCTGGTAGTAGAGGTTCATGGAGATAGCATGGACGGGGGAGTGCCAGAAATTGTACAAGACCTCACGCGCATCACGATTGCTGCTTGTGAGCTCAAATCCCCCCTCTCCTACTACAAAATCTGTGTATTGTTCTATGATATGGTGAGCAAGGGGGGATGAATAGAACAGCTTCTCTGCAGCACTGATAGCTGTTAGTCGCTGATCCTCTGTGATGATAGCGTCTCCGTCTCCCCACTTGCGCCAGGGAGACGAGGAGTCAGTGTCCAGAGACTCGGCGCCGATGGTGGTGGCGGCAGCGGTGAGGAGGGCGGGGGATGATTGTCGTGTTAGGAAGGACTCGTTTAACTCAGGCATAGATTACTCCTGTTATCAATGCAGTACGGCTAGAGCGTTGACAGCGAACAGAGTGATCGTCATGGAAATATACGTACTGCCCTTTTTCTTCCATTCTCGCTATCTCCCCTCACATCTGCCAAACACTTCATATCTGATCTCTTTACTCAGTCCTCTCACCTGCGCTACCACCAGTCGGCAGGCTGGTGCGAACTGAGAACTCAGTGTTACCATCGGCATCTCTCTCTGATCCTCAAGCTCCCAGTGATCTCGCAGGAGGAAGTCACCGTTACTCTGTCTTACGTAGAGTTTAATATCAAACTTATCCCCCTCACGGGCATCTGCGAGGTCAAGAAGGAACCACAGTGTCGCCGGGCGTGTACTTTCATAGATAACGTATTCTTCTTTAGGGCCGACTTTGGGCCTGAGAACATCCATAATGTGAATATCGAAGCCCTTCGTTAGATATGATATGGCTCGTTCGTGGACGAGGGGGACAATTGCGTCCGTGATGCGCTCTAACGTTGTAGGGCGGAAGAGGTATTCTTGTATGATGTTCCAGATGATATTCCTGATGTGTTGCATGTTTTCTCCTAGAAGGTCATTGTGGACGAGGGGGACAATTGCGTCCGTGATGCGCTCTAACGTTGTAGGGCGGAAGAGGTATTCTTGTATGATGTTCCAGATGATATTCCTGATGTGTTGCATGTTTTCTCCTAGAAGGTCATTAGATAGCTTCACCTGCGAGTAATACGCCGACGGCGATAACGACCAGTCCCGTTAGATAGTTCAACCAATATGTCAGCAATAGACGAGTTATGGTCATATCAGGATTTTGTAGGGCTAAGCTGCCGAACCAAATCAAGGCTAATGCCACCATGCTTATTCCGGCATATCTCTTGATCCTGCCACACTCACCACCCATCCCCCATACTCCCTTCCGTCATGGTTCGTCAGACGACTTCTCCCTCAAACCTAAAGCGGGCCTTAAGATTAATTCCGTGACGATGATTTCCATAAACCGCAGCGTCAATGGTTCAATCAATGCCTCTGCTACTCCCTCGGCGAGTAGCCCCTCATAGAACATCCTTACCGTAGATGCAATTGCTCTGTAGCCAGCTCCTACTAAGCGCCGTTGCAACGCCGCTTCAAACAGGCCGCTATCATCGTGTTCATTCTTGTTACTCATCGTTGATCCTCTCCGTCCGCCCCGGAAGAGCCGCCAGCATCCTTTCAAACAACTCGTCTGCTATCTCTCTGTGTATCTCGTCCTTTCTGGCAATTCCTTCTACAAAGCCTGCCTGTCTTGCCTTACGCAGCTCTAGCTCCCACGCGGTCGGACGCACTCTAAAGCTCAAGCCCCATAACTTCCAGGCAGCCCGTGCCAGATAGCATAGGGGGATAGGCAATACATCCTTGGTGTCTGTAAGGGGATTGTATCGCCATTGCCGTCCCCACCAGGGATAAGCTTCACCCTCATGGATACTAGTGGCAATTGCCATCTTCCTGCTCAACAAATATTGCCATGTAGTCCTAATCGCCCCTCTGCTATCACCCACCTATCAAGCTCCTTTCACAATCTTGTCAAATCACAGGTTATGTTACCCTCTTAAATCGGCATCTCCAACTGTGCTTGCTTCTGGCGGTCGGCTTCGATACGTTTCATCGCCATTGCCACGTAATCTGGATTGGTGTCGCAGCCGAACCACCTGCGTCCCAGACGGTCAGCGGCTACGGCGGTCGTGCCACTGCCCATGAAGGGGTCGAAGATGAGATCACTCTCATTACTCCATTGACCCACAATATATTCCACAGTATCTATAGGACGAGGACATGGATGCCAGCCAGACTCTTTTTCTAATACCCACTTGCACGTTTGGCCGATATGCCAATCCCTGCGCATTCCCATTTCACCCTTGCTAGCAAATTGATATTGTGTGTTTCCTTTATGCCAAAACAGAATCGGGTCAAGTGCCCACTGTACATCAACCTTACGTATCTGAACAAAGTTCTTGCATCCAGCCATCAATCGGGCCTGGGGAAACCTACTCCATGCTGGCAGGCAATGCCGCATTGCCTGCCAAAGAAATAACAGGCGTCCGTCTTTACATATTCGCTCTGCCTCAGCCATCCATATTTCCAGCAAGTCAAGATATTGTTTGAGTGGCAGGTTATCATCAAAGCCGTTACCATAATCATAGTTGACATTGAACGGCGGGTCAGCTACCACCAAATCCACGCACCCGTCAGGGAGATTTTTCATTATTTCTAAACAATCCCCCACAGCGATGGTGTTTTCCTCAAACGGTCCTATCATAGGCTCATCTCCAACTGCGCTCTCCCCTGGCGGTCGGCCTTGATGCGCTCCATCGCCATCTCCGCATACTCAGGATTGAGGTCTATCCCCAGCCAGTTCCTACCCAACCGCTCGGCCACCAAGCCAGTGGTACCCGCTCCGATGAATGGATCAAGAACGAGGCAGGGAACTGGTTCAGGCGAGCAGTTGGTCACAGAATCGCCATCCAGGTCCCCGTCAGGGCAAATACCACAGCCGCAGGCGGGCCGCCAGCCGAGAGTTTGTATAGAACCATTGATGCGCCCGCCCCCTGACTTGCCTACTGTGCCCGATAATTCTCCACTCCCCCCTCGTGCTTCGTGTGCTGATTGTGTTTTAGGACATACCTTTGACTTTCCAGGCGTCCTCTTCACCACCCTCACCCACGCCTTCCCGCACTTCGGGCAAGCCCCCCGCTCTGATGTCCCCGCCTTGATGCACGGCTCTATCAAGTCAGGCGGAAAGGTGTTGCCCGTGATAAATACGCTACCGTTGCGCCTTGCCACAAACGTACCGTGTTCGGTTTGTGGACACCATACGACGCCAGTATATTTGACGGTCGCAATGTTAACACCCTTGCCACCCGTTCCCCGCAGTGAGCGGTAGGGCCGATGTGTTAGATAGCAGGCGAACACACCATCTTTCCTCTCTGTTGTAACTGCCGTATAACCAAGGCGAATTGCAACTGCCTGAATATCATCAATGAAGGATTCTGATTTCTGAATGATACTTTGCCTACCATCATCTTTGCGGGTGTGCCCATCACCACCTATCACGCCACGCATCAAGCCGCGCAACGCTGGCTCTGACCAACTCAGCACGTCAGCAGGCAATTCCTTGTGTGGTGCTTGATTACGTAACCAGCGACCAATGGCCCCGCTTAGCGTAAACACACAACTGTTGGCGGGGCGGCCTTGCCATTGCCGCTCACGTTGGGAAGTTTTATAGTCTGCCCCTAACACATCTAATAGGTATTGGATGCGTTCCACTTTGTCAGCATTCACGCTCGTTGATTGTTCAATGCGTACTTGCTTGCTATGTTGTATCCAGCCTTCCGTTACATACCATCCAAAAAGCTCTGCGAGCAACGGGTCAAGCTCTATCGCTTCTCTGTTGTCTTGCCATTCAGCAGCTACAGGGATGTAATGACGCGAGTTCAACAAGTGGGCTTGCACCACTTCATACTCCGTGCTGACAGATTGCGTTGACGTTCGCCTGCGTACCACACAACGATGATTAGGCGTAAGAAGTAGAGATAGGTCACGGTTGCCAGCCTGAATCATTGTTTCATCCCGCACATCATATTGAGACACACCCAATAACGGAGTCCAGGAGAGCTTGCCACTTGCTAAGTCAAATGAGGCGATTAGCTCTCTCTTTTCCAAGTCAACGTATGACTGCCACCCAGTACGTGTTAGGCACTCTGTCTCTTCGTCAACGCAAGCGAAGTGTGCGCCCTTGAACGGCTTGGTGCTGATTGTCCAGGTATCAGGCTTTGTATTAAATTCAATAGGCTCAAAAAATTCAGCCAGATCGGCGGGCACGTCCTTAGCCTCGATTATGATTTCGGCCATACGCTTACTCCCTTACTGGAATTACACCGCTTGCAGGCAGGCACAATGTTATCCTTGGTGTGGCTGCCCCCTTTAGCAATCGGCACTACGTGGTCGCGCGTGGGCGGGTTGTCATTAGTAAATTTCGTCCTACAGTAAAAGCACTGATGCCCATGCTTTTCCAGCAAGGCTGACCAATCATCGGCAGAAAAATCACAGATGATATTGTCCATACGGGAGCGTCGCTTGGTGGCCGCTCTGCGCTGTGCTTCAATTCCCCTTGAGGTATGGGCGTATCGCAACCACCGCTCACGCCTTAGCGCTTGGGCGTGGGGGGTGCGGGCTCGCTCGCGCTCAGCTTTGCGAAATTCAGGGCTTTGGCGTTTGCGCCGCATCCTGTCCCGATTCCATAACCGATGCTTAGTTCTGCCTTGCTCCGATTGGCTGTATCTTCTTACCTGCTCTAAGGTAGCCTCATGGTGTTCATAGCGATATTCTTGAGACTGGGCCTTGATACATTCCTTACAAGCTGACCGCAACCCATCCGCCATTGTCTTATCGTGATAGAACTCTGATTCGGGTTTGCTCTCGCCACACTTGCGACAAGTTTTCACAATATACCTCGCTTAATCAATTCCATAATTACTGTTTGTTTCTGCTCTGACGATAAGTCCGATCTTAACTTCACATAGTTTGCATCCACTTTCCAACAGGTGCGCTTGTTGCGGCCTGCGGGGTTCTGTAACTTTCCAGCTTCCCGATGGTCTATCCCACGCATCTCGTCTGGGCTGCGGGTGCGTTGCTTGCTATTCCAAGCATACTGATTGTGCTCAATGCTTGATTCCTTTAGCGGCTCCCTCACCGCATCCTGGTCGTAGAAGTAGGACTTACTCTTGCTCAGCAAGAACATGTACTCGTGTGCCTTCGTTGGCCTGTCCCTCACGCTCTCTGGCATACAGTTGTGGGTCAGCACGCCAGACGCCAGGGCAAACAGGTGTGGCCCATCTTCGACGGTGATGTCCCAAAACTTGCGTCCCTTGCTCTTGCCAATTCGCACAACCTCTGTGTCAGACTTGGCGTTGGGGTGGGTGCTACGCTGTAATCGTATCTCTCCCCTGAAGGATGGGTGCCTCTTGCCAGTAGTTGTCTCTGTTGAGAATGCGAGCTTGAGTCTTAGCTGAATGTTCAGGCGGGCACAAATCACCCGAAGGTCTTTGGCCCACTGGTAGTTTCTGGTGAAGCTGAGCCGCCAACGGTCATTAGCCCCATCGTAATGCCCATCACCTTCAAGATAGCCATCCAGAACCCCACTCAAGAATACGTTCCCGCGCTGCCATGCCTTTGTTGTCAGGTGCTTGCCCTTGGCTGTTCTGCCAGCCACGTAATCACTCAGGATGCCTCGTAAAGTAGCTCCATGCAGGTTGATTGTGGCAGCGTTGCCTCCAGTGGCGTGCATTGCGCAAGTCCCGTCATACAAACGCGCAATCTTACGCAACTTCTCAAAGCGGGATACCTCCATAACGTGTGAGGCGATTTGAATACAATCCTCACTCCTGCTACCCTCGGCAAGATACAACCCCACAAACCAACCAGTAAGCTGAGGGGGCAGCCCTCCACGGAGTTTGTACGGCGGCTCCGGCAAACTCGTTGACTGAATCACATCCCCTACTTTCAGCGCGTCAGTTCTGACATTACCCCGCTGGGTAGGCCACAGATGGTCGGGGGTACAACCAATCCGCTCCCCGCTCCGCAACTCAATCTCTATTGGCTGCTCAGGGCGTGGGTTTTTGTGCCATGCCAAAACCTGCGTCCACTTCTCTCCGTTCCACAGCTTAACAGTGGAGGGGTCTAGCCGCGCCGCATCCTTGACCGTCATCGGTATATCGCCCTTTTGAGAACGCACATAAAGCCACGCCCCACCGCTGAGGCAATTTGGCTTCTGCCAGATGATGTCCGAGCGCAACCACCAGCCATCGGCTTGAAGCGCAAGGGCTACACGCCAGGGGATACCAACGAGGTCTTTGGGCTTGAGGCCGATAGGAACATTAGGGCGAGTACCCATAAAGGCCGCCGTGCCAGCATTGCTTCGCTGCTTAACACTGGCAGTATCTATGCCGCCACCTCGATAATTCCCCCCCGCATAGCTATCCCCCAGGTTCAGCCACAGCGTTCCGTCGCCCCTCAGCACCCGCCGCACCTCTCGGAATATCGCCACTAGGTGCTCAACATAAAGCTCAGGCGTTGGTTCTAGGCCCAGACAGCCACGCCATGCACCGCAGCGCTGACAAAAGGCAGAGGGTGCCTTCTCCTGACGCACACCCGCATTGAAGGCTTCTTCTCCTGAAACATTGCCGCCGCGCAGCGTACTTTTACCAGTACCGTGTTCAGCGGCCACGCTCTTACCGCGCCCTGGGGGGGCAACCTCATCACCCCAAACGTGCTCACATTCTGCATCACCGCCCCATACTTGCGGCTCTATGCCATAATCACGCAAGCCCCACTAATCAATAGGGTGGACTTGTGACACAGGTTTGAAATACCTCGTTAGGAATATCGTGTAAAATCTCTAGTGCATCGCCACAAACAATCCTGTTCACATCCACCCTACTCATCACCTCCCTATTTGACTAATACTAATATTGTACCCAAAATAACATCCTCTACTTCCTGAACAAGCACTCCATCCCCACCCGCTCTGTATCTGAGGCACGGTCAATTAAGCACTGGGGGGCTAGTGGGCCTGACAACCCCATGTATGGCCGCAATGGCGCTGATAACCCAAACTGGAAGCGGCAAGCGCAAAAAGCACGTAAACGAGACAATCACACCTGCCAAGTCTGTGGCATTACAGAAGCCGTCCTTGGGCGCAAGCTACACGTTCATCACAAGATTCCCCTTCGCGAGTTTGACAGGGACTTTCGGAAGGCAAACGCTCTGGCAAATCTTGTCTCTCTTTGCCCCTCTTGCCATATTGCTTTAGAATGGCAGCAGGGTCAGAGAGGCCACTCGAATCAGCCGCCCACCTCCACCAGTCAAAGCGAGCCTGTCCTATCTCCGCATACTCCTCACTGATTTCAATCGCCAAGATATTTCTCCATCCTGCAAGATAAGCCCCAATTGCTTCGCTCATTGTCCCCGCAAACGGGACAAGAATCACCGCGTCGTCCAGGTAGGCTTCGGGGGGTCTGATAAGGCGAGCTAGATATTCACAGAGGGATAGTGGTTTTATGCAAGGGTGATGATTGCGACTTATAATTGGCTTATTGGGCTTACCTGTCTGATTGTGTACTCCCCCGTCTAGCCAAGATGGTTGTCCCGAAATACGTTGCTCCTCAAAGCCCTCCAACCCCGCCTCCCTCTCCCGCCCACTCGCCTTCGCTGTATATAGGAAGCGTGTTGCCGCTCCCTGGGCGTTGCCTGCCGCCCCCCTTACCCTTCTTGCCTGTCTGATGGAGTTTGCGATGGCATCCCGAACAGAGCCACACAATATCGAAAGGCTTGCCGTAGTCGGGATGGTGTCGATGTTCTCCCATAGCTCCGCAAATGACACAAGGTTCTGGATCAGGATACATCTCTTGGAGCTTGGCATAGAGCCCAGAATAGCTTGTAATTCCTCTTGGCTGGAATCCGAGGTCTTTATTGCGACAAGCGTAACTGCAATACGTGTTGCGCATGAGTCGCACAGGCTTTCCACAAACGGGACATTTAGGGCGAGTCTTTCGGCGAGCTTCGTCTGCACATTCCCTGGAGCAATACTTTCGATGGTTTGACGGATAATCCTCAAAGACCTTCCCGCACTGTTGGCATGTGTATTCTTGCATTTTGAGCCTCCCTTTTCAGCTTGGCTCATTATACCATGCTTTGGCGTTAAAGGCAAGTTGCAAAAAATACAGAAGCGGGATTCACCCTGGATGTTCTTAAAATAGCGAGATGCACCGCCCTTGTCATTGTGGCCCCTTGCTGTAGTATCCAGTGTTGTGCTGGCCTTCATTGCATTGCTGTCTTTTAAGCTACCCGTGTACTTTGGCTTTCCCGTTGGTGGCCTGATACTGCTCTTACTCTCCCCACTCATCTCATCCAACTGCCGCGCCGCCTCCTCGTCAAGGATCACATTGGCAGGCCAGCGGCCTTGCTTAGCATAGGGACGCAAATCTATAGTATCAAGCCCCCCTCGCATAGCGACACGGCCTTCCTTCGCTGCTTGTGATTGATTGCGATTCCATTCCGCTCGATGCCGTTCTGCATCCTTGCCGCTTGTCTCAATTCGACATTCGTCAATGTTCAGCGCCGCTGTCCCGTCCTCCACCGCACACTCTCGGTACGTCTTACCCCGTGGCTTGCGTGCTAGGATGATTGGAGTAAAGTCAGGGTGTAGTTCCTGCTCGACGAGCGGCGATATAACACTCTCTTGTGCAAAAAGTGTTAGGATGCCTTGCCACTTCAAGCTTGCGGCGCTCAAATTCTCGCCCACAGTAGCCGCAACTGACGACCATCCATTTATCTGGTTGTTTTTGGCTTGGGTGGTATTTTCGGATATGGCTTGAGATAGTAACAAGTTCAAGATTCTCAGGTCGGTTATCATCTCTAATGCCATTTCGGTGGTGACATTGCTCATCTGGGCGCAAAGGCCGACCAAGCAACTCCTCCAAGATGACATCGTGTTCAAGTCTATACCGACCATCGGCAACTCTGACGGCAACGTATCCATCAGATCGCGTAAAGCGCCCACCCTTCCAGTTTGGATTATTCTCACCACTTCGCCCACGTGCAGGGTCTCCACATTTGTGGCTGCAATACGTTGCCTCTCCCCGCTTGATTCGGCTTCGCTGGGCATAGAACCGCTTCCCGCAGGTGGGACAGATTCGCCATTCGCCTCTTCGTTGTGACAACCCAACGCATCGCTTGCTACAATATTTTCCTCCACCTCGCTTGACATCGGCTTGCGAGGCTTCAAACTCTCGCCCGCACTGTTGACACTTTCGCTTGACCATTGTGCTGCCCTCCTTAGCTGATTAATATGCTCAGCTAGGATTGTAGCACAAAGATCAAATCCTGTCAAGTTTGGGCTAGGCTTCCGCGCTAATATCACATTTTCAACAGCGGGTTTCAAAGCTGTCCCATAGCCGTCCCAGGCCTGGGCTAGGTCGGTGGCGGGTGCGGTAAGGTTCATTGTTGCTTCACCTTCTCCAAGTTTGTCAAATCCTGCGCCGCCGTGTGTCTTGGCTGGACGCCAGTTAGGAGATTGGCCCACAACCTCCCGCTCCGCCCCAGCCGCCTTGTCGATGCTCTTGCTAATTGATAAACTCTTTGGAAAGCTCAGCCAGAGCCATAAAGCCACATGACGGTGTCGTATATCTCAAACCCCGCCAGCCGAAGTGCTAATCCTAGCAAGTCGGCGGTGCGTGTGCCCCCAAACGCCAGCAACACGCCCCCAGGCTTCATAGCTCTGTATATCTCCTTCCAAATGGCAGGGCCAGGGACAAACGAATCCCACTCTTTGCCCATGAACCCACCCGTCGCCCCGCGATACTCCTCATCATTCATCCAGCACCGCAATACCTCTGCCATATCTGGATTCTTGGATAGGCCATAAGGCGGATCACACAACACCGCTGTCACGCTCTCGTCTGGCAACTCATGTAGGTGATTCCCGCAATCCCCCACCACTATTGAGTTCTTAGGATACGCCCCTATCATATCCAATCTCTCTTCCCATTATCTCTGAAATATCGGCGCCAGCTCCCTACTTCTCTGAAACAGTGCATGATGGGCGCCAAGGGACAGCGGCTCTTTCTTAGCCACAACTGACCCCGTAGCGGGAACACCTCCGATGCGGAATATAGCCCTCAAATTCAATTCCACTGTGTCAAGACAGTGATCACTTGCTTTCGGGGAGCCGAACCCCCGCCACTCCTCAACGAACTTATTCATGGACTGATGTGGCGTCATGCGACCATCCATGCCGAGCACTCCCTTGAGAAAGACTTTCTTGTTCCTAAAGTGAACTGCCATCCCTGCGAATCTCAGTGCCTTCGGTATCCCCTCCGTTGTCTTCCCCTGTATCGGCAGATTCGTCTCCTCTGTCATTTCCTGAACAAAGAGGTCTTGCGCTGCGTCGGACTCGATAGTGATCACTGCAGGATTCCACTTCGCAGCTTGTATCTTGATGATCTCTTTCATCTGGGCATTAGAGGCGTCAGACACGATGAAGTCGAGAACGTACACACATTTATTCAGCGGGTCATATCCTGACACGTTGAGTGCAAAAGGGTCAGATGCGCCAGGCCGTCGTGTGCGATGACGGGGACGGTGCGATAGGTCACATGCGATGAATATACGTAGGTGAGGAGGCTCCTCTATGTAATAATGGAGGTCAGACTCCCGAAGGAAGCCACTCTCTAGGTCGATGGGCTTCTGCTCGTACTGAGCACTGAACTGGATATAGCTGGCACGCTGTTCCTTCTCAAGCATCTCCGTTGGGAACTGCTTTGACCAGAGCGGTTTCTCTGGCGTTGCGGAGAATACCTTACTCTCGTACAAGTCAAGAAGCTTCCCATACAAATCCTGTGTGTAGAAACGTGCCCCTATGATAAAGATGCGGCTGCCAGGCAGGAACCTATCAAGCCTCTTAGATAGAGAACCAAAGTACCAATTTGCCAAGTGACTGCGCTGTGTCACGGTCATGGAATTTTGCTGCGTTACGAGATCGTCGCCTATTATTTTACTAGCTCGATAGCCCACGGTGGCGCTGCCGACACCGAGGGCAAGGAGAGAGGGGTGAGGCGACTTCCACTCGCTTCTCCTTATGAACTTCTGCGTGTTCGTCCACCTCGTGGCTTCGCTGCGAGGGGGGATGAGATCGCCGTATATCTCCTTGTAAGCAGGCGTTGACATAATCTCCTCAATGAACTGGAGCAACTGAGCAGAGTAGGTCTCCGTGTGAGTTGCGACGAAGATGCGTTCGTTGGGATTGCGGCCTAGCATATCCGCTGCGAGGAAGCCTATGAGGGTGCTGTTGTGAACGACGAAGTCATTGGCAATAAATGTCTTGTCTTCCTCAACTGATAAGCAGCGGCATGGCCGCTTGCCACCCTTGCTGATGTTCACGATGCTGTCTGGGAGATACTCCCCATCGAAGGTTCGTCTATACCAGCCTGCTTCTTTCCACTCCCTAGCACGCTGGACTTTCTTAGTATGCCTAAACGGGATAGTATTGAGGAACTTTGAAACCTCATCAATGCAAGTAATGTCAAGGGCATAATAAGTTTTAACTCCACGATCAACTCCCTTGTAGCGATACCTCATACTGCGCTTCCGTACCCTTCCAGAGATGCCAAGCCGTGTGAGCAAGTGAAGAACTCCAAACAGCAATGTTCGGCTGACACTTGAGAAGGAGACACAGACATCCGTGCGAGCATTTCCCCGTTTGTTTATCGTTCCATCACAGTCAAAGTATGCAGCTATGAAATTGCGTACCGCTTCCACGTCGGCGCGAAGGACGGCATCTGGCACTTGCTTTGCAGAAGAAGCGCAGCCCCACAAGGCAATATCGGGACGACGCATCAGATCGCGAGCACCACTGAGGGCTCGGATATTAAAAGTTTTTGTTGGTCTATCACCATGCCCAGCCTTAGACTGCGAGTAGTTATAGCCCAGAGAGACAAGGCAGTGTTTTACATCTTCAAGAATGTTATTGTCTGAATTCGTAACGTGGCAATTTCCGCTGGTAAGCGAGCCATCTCCCACAAAATATCCCAAGAGCCTAGCTTCCTCTAGCCTCATCGACGTTGATTTGAAGAGCTGTTTCTGGCTTACGGCAAGAGACATCCCAGCCTTTAGGTCGCTTGCATTCATCCAGCCCTCAGTTGTGAGAAATGGATGATCGTATGCAGAGAAAATCTCACGACCACTAAAGGTTTCAATATGTAAAACGGGAAGGTCACCTTGTTCATAGACAGCTTGTACCCGCCTGGGCTGCCCGGTATGAGATATCACAGTGTCGCCAACTTTAATGCTCCCTAACCGCTTATGCGTTCCATCTCCCATTAAAACAAGAGATTCTTCCCATAGTGGTTTTGCGTGTCCTGGGGGGGCCAAGAGGAGAAATTCCTCCAGATCGTCATCCTCCAAGTATGGTATGATCTCATCTTGATACGCAGGCATCTTCCAGCCGAAGACCTTCTCGTATCGCTCTTTGAAGGTGAGATCACGCCCCACTGTGGCGTGTTCCTGTGGGAACATGGATGCTCTGAGCTTACGGGAAAGAGCGAGGGCTTCTTCGTTAGAGTCGAGAAAGGTACTCATGTCAGTGCCTTAGTATACTAGATGAAAGAAGGCGAATTCGTCTGGCAATAGTGAAAGGTCGCCTGACTTCCAGAACACAATGAAATCGCCTGCGTGCCACACTACATTGATGTTGGTCCCAAGCTGAACGGCGATGCCGGTCTCGACGACCGCCTCGTCGTCGTCTAGTATGCCAATGACGGCAGCGAGGGGCTCGTACTCATTAAACGCTTCCAGCAACTCTTCCTTAGTCATATCTGTAGGTGTCCCCATGTCTAGAATGGAATCTCCTCATTGTCACTCTCTCTGAGCATCACGCGCTCTGCTTCCACAACTGGCCCCAGTTCTAACTCTGTGATCTTGCCCCAGGGCCAGACGAATGTGGGTTTTGTCTCATCCACTGTGATGAGAAGTGCGCCGTTTGTAAGTTCCAGGGTAGCGTCGTCTGGGAGAGGGCGACCAGTGCCAATGGGAGAGGCGCCGGAGGCAATGGCGTAGGAGTGATAAGTGACCTCGCCTGAAGGGTGCTTTACTGTGATCATTCTGCCTCCTTGACTCTCATATCATACACATAGTTTACTGACAAGACATTGAAAGCGTCAATGATCAGTACCTCGTTGCCGTCCTCGCCTATCTCAGTGTGGGACTTTAGGATTTCGCCATCACACCGTAAGCCCATTGGTGTACCCAATTCTGGGTTCATAGGGGGTAAATCCTGCGGCGCCAGGAACATACAGCCATCCTTTGTGATCATTCAGTATCTCCTTCATCTATCACTTCGTAGTTATCGACATCTACGACAGCATTCTGTGCGTCGCTCACCATCAACCTCGCGGCGATTCCCCTGGCATTGGACTTCGGGATTGTGTCTTTGATACTCGCTTCCAACGCGTCGAGGAACTGTACGCGAATATCCTCGTCCGGAAAGAACCTCTGACCGATACGGGAGAAATCGGCAGTAAAGCGAGTAAGGACATCGATGTGAATATAGTGCTTACGAGCGATCTCAATGTCCTGTATTCTCCTCGTCATGAGGGATATTGTATTCGCTAGCTGGCAGAGCTTGGGGACGTCTGCGTCCTCTTCGTGATCCAGGTGCAGCGTCTCGAATCGCGCCTTGAGAACAGCGAGCTCCCTTCTGGCATTGAGAATCTCCCTGTTAGAGTTGAGGTAGACCTGAGCTCGATCTCTGAGTTCAGGATTACGGGCAACTATCTCCAGTATCTTCGCGTCGCCCATACCAGACTCTCTTATGTCATGCCTGTAGCAGCGACCATAGCCTCGGTGCTCAGTACCAATACCTGCAGGCATAGTGCACATCTTACCGTTAGCGCAACGGGCGCCGCAGATATTAGTGCCCTTGGTCTCCCCACTGTCTCTGGCGGCAACTGCTTTGTCAGTCACAACTATAGCTCCTCATATCATAGGTAAAGCGATGGGCTTGTGAAGGTACATTATGGTTGCTTCCCCTACTCACACTCGGACCTTCCGAACTTCAGTGTGAACTCCATGCTGCCGACAGATGCCTCTGCCCCGATGTCAATTTCCAGTGTGAACTCCTCATGCTTACCTCCGCCAAGGCATAGGCTGTAAGGTATCCATGATACGACGATGTCTTCTAGATATGCTGGGGTAGAGACCGATGCCGTTACCTGGAGATCGCCGTCACTTACGTTCGTGGCATTGAAAGTGATCGATTTAGATTCTCCTGGATAGGAGTGGACAGTCCACGTCTTTGTTGGTTCATCCCAGACGCCGTTGGAGGAAGAATCATATTCGATGATGATTGCTTCATCCACTGTAAGGTAGGCAGTGCCAGTCCATACATAGTAGACGGCATAGGCAACGGTTGAAAGGACAAGTGTTGCTATCAGGGCTATTACTAAAGAACGTGCTTTGAGTGAGAGAGTCATTGCTGTTACTCCTTATTAGGTATTATCATTGTTATAGAGCGATCCATCTTTGAGGATGGCCTTGAGGGATTTGCCTGGGCACAGTGTGGCGCCAGTGTCACAGTGAGGCACAACCTTCGCCTCTGGATAACGCTTGATCAAGTCTTGTAACAGTCGTTTTAGAGAAGATAGCTGTTTAGCGGTTGGCTGCTCATACTCGAAGTTTCCTGTTACGCATACGCCCAGGCTGACGCGGTTGACACCGTAAGCATGTGCGCCTATCTCTGATTCTGGCCTTCCGAGATAGATGGCGCCGTCTGGGACGATGACGTAGTGGTAGCCACAGCCGCCCCAGCCTAGCATACGGTGGTAGCGGTCAATGGCGCGGTATTGGTCTGAGTTCCGCGCGTTAGGGAAGCCGCTGTGATGAATGACGATGTAAGAGATCATAGGGAGACTCCAGGGTAATAATGACAGGTGGCGATAGGGATACTGTACTTATTATACCATACAAGTAGGGTATATGTCAAGTTTGGATAGGGCGGTTACTCTTACCTTGTAGGCCATCTACTCTATCCTCATCCTGGATTGTTCGTCTCGCAATCCTGCAATGACCTTATCTAGCATGGTTGTCAGGATTTCTTCCTGGGGATTACCCTCGATCACTCGCTTTTCCTTCTCGACGAATGCGACGAGGCTGTCATACAGCTCCGCGACGAGAAACCCGTCTCTCTCCCAGCCATCTCTGATCTCATACACATACTTCTTCACACGGGATGGAAATTGAAAAAGGTCAAACTCATCCTTTGGTATCTCTAACTTCATAGCCTCAAACCTCCTCCTCTTGATTGTCTCTGCTACTTCTAACTCCTCTGTAGACTCCGCGTGATTAGATAGATACTCCGTTATGGCCCGCCTGAGTACCTCAGATACAGACACCCTTCTCTCTAAAGCGAACTCTGCTAACCAATCCTTCACCGCTGGCTGTACTTTAGCACCGACAAGGACCCAGTCACTCATCGTTCTCCTTAAGTAAGAACATTGTTATTATTAGTAGTGTTATTATAGATAAACGGTTTAACCTTTTTGAACGGTATAACGGTTTAATCGATATGTCTTAGGGGAGTGTTAACTGTTAAACCTTTGAACCTGATTATATTATACCACAAACGGCGCTCAATGTCAAGAAATGATAACTGGTGATCAATCGCATCTCAAGAATGATCAGAAACGATGATATGGTGAGCGGCGACTAGTCTATGTCAAGCTGATCAGTCTTGACTAAAACGGACTTATGGGTAACTATCAGGCAACGATAGCACCACTATTCAGACTTCCACAGCCTAATTTCCGCAATCCATTTTTTGCAGAAAATTTTGCAACATGGATCACGCTTCTCAGCACCTGACCCGTGTGAACCTTACTATATCAAGCGCATCCTGAATTTTCCAGTTTTGGCGTCAAAACAAGCGTGGAATCCACCAAAAAGTGGGAATTTCAGCGTGCGGTTAGTATATCAACACGCTCACGGACACTAGAGCCCCGTGAACCCCAGGAGTCACACGATTCCCATAACCTGAATTCTGGAGAGATTTGAATGGGTGGGGTCTTCCCTACACTTGACATAATGTTTCATCATGAACCTTGTACCAGCGATGTAGTACAGTGATACGGTAAACTGACTAGGTGGTCAGTTTGTGACTAGCGGTCAATTTATGACCGTCGGTCAGAATGTGACTAGCGTTCAGTTTCTGACCATCGGTCAGTTTATGACCATCGGTCAGAATGTGACTAGCGTTCAATATATGACCACGAGTTCAGTTTATGACCGACGGTCAACTTCTGACCATGTGTTCAAAAAGCCTTTGTTATTGTCAACTCTTACGCCAATTTCCCCCTCTTATGTCACGTGACATAAGAAGAGGGTTTTACGGTGCTGAGTAGACATAATGTGGGCGAGAGACTATGTCTTTTTTAGTCCATTTCAATACAATTCATGTCAGTCTTAAGCATATCTACACGTTTCTAGTGATTCCTATATTGACAATTCACAAGTCGTTATTTTATTTACATAATGCTATTATTTTAGCATTATGTAAAAGTATTGCCTATATACAAGATGGCCGAAAAGAGGTATAATATAAGTAATGGTTAGACTATTTACATAATCAAAACGGAAGGGAGGTGAGACGTTAGCATCATCACATAAGGCAAAATATAGAATGACAGGGAGGTGATAAACAATGATGGACGCGTATCAATTGGAGCAACTATATTGGATGTGGAGAGCATATCCGAGCCTTGATTTGCTATCACGACTCAACACAGACGCAAGAGAAGAGCTAGTCAATTACATGATATTCCTAGCAGATTATCCAACGGAGGCGGAGACATAGCATGTATAAGCCTAAATATCGAGTAGAAGCAGGAGGTTACAGAGGGGAATTTGATCTGCCGCTTGAAGGGCTTAAGGGATTCCTGCAAAAGGTCAGACCAGATCCATTTTGGGGAGCAACGAGCTACAAGATAATCTCTCTCGCAACAGGAGAAGTCATTGAAGAGATCCCTGTGCCGCAAAGCGGAATTTCGGCTTATGAGTAGCGCGCTGTAAAAGGCCAATAGCACATTACAAGTGGAAGGGGGGGATAAACGACATCAGAGATGACACAGGTCACATTGGGGCGAAATATAGCACAACATCGCCCTGATAATGTGAAATACACTAGGGAGGCATTACAATGGCAAACAAGGCGACTACACAAGACAAAGTGGCTACACAAGACAAATTGAGCATGGAAGATCTGCTTGCTCAATTGGCCGAGCTATCCGCTGACGACCTGAAAAAAGTCAACTCTCAAGCAAGTGCCCTTAAGCGGGACAAAAGGGCGAAAGCAGAAAAAGCCGCCCTTGCTACGACTTTCGGCCCACTCTTTGACGCAATGGACGCGGCTATCAAGGCTAACCCAAGGTTGCGTGAAATCCTTGAAAAGAAGGACTCGATGCGGGTTCACTTCGATGAGGGGATTGTCAACCGTGACAATTATTATAACTACGGTTCACGCAGTGGAAACGCCGGCGGCAATGGTACAAAGGTCTGGTATAGAAAAGATGAGAAGGCATATCAATTCTCATCCGGGCGTGCTATGTGTGATTGGTTAGAGATCCCGAACACGGGCGCAAGTTTTCGGGCGGATTGCAAAAAGCACAAGATCACGTTTCTTGAAGTAAAGCCAGAGGGCGATGTGGTGATAATAGAATAGCATCGCAAGCATACCCCAACTAAAAGAGGTCCCGGATCATCGGGGCCTCTTTTCATTTCCCCTTGTGATAAGGTGTGCTTATCATGGCCAGGCAA